GGCCTTCGTCCCATCGCGAAGATGGGTCAGAATGCCAACAGCACCGGTGCATCCGAGTACCGTATTGCCGCAGGCAACACGAACGCGATCTATCAGGGCTCGCCCGTCATCCCGCTGAGCACTGGCTTTATTGACAAAGTCGGTGCAGATGCTGGTGGCACGGTTGGCCTTCTTGGCGTGTTCTGGGGCTGCGAATACGTTTCCTCGACCACCGGTAAGAAGGTTTTCTCGAACTACTGGCCCGGGTCTGGTGCAAACACCAACTTCCCGGTGAAGGCATTCGTCTACGACGATCCGAACCAGCTGTTCGTGATTGCCACGTCGAACGTCAACACCTCGTGGGACACGGAAGCTGAGCTCCGTGCCGCAGTGTTCGCCAACGCCAACTTTGCTACGGCAGCGGCTGGTTCGACCACCACTGGTATCTCGTCGGCAACGCTCGACGTGCAGACCATCGCCACCACCAACACTTTGAACCTGCGTATCATGGGCATCCAAGAGGATCCCGAGAACGCCGACTTTAGTGCTGCTGGTATCCCCGTCATCGTTCGCCTGAACAACCACTTCAATTCGCCGAACGGCGCAATTGCTGGTGGCACTGTTTCGACGACCGGCGTCTAAGGAGGGCTGAAACATGGCTATCTCTCGCGCACAACTTGCGAAAGAACTGGAGCCGGGTCTTAACGCCCTCTTCGGTATGGAGTATGCTCGTTACGAAAACCAGCATGCCGAGATCTACACCACCGAGTCTTCGGATCGCGCATTCGAAGAAGAGGTGATGCTGTCCGGCTTCGGCGCTGCGCCGACCAAGTCGGAAGGTTCCGCCGTCAACTTCGACGACGCGAACGAAGCATACACCGCTCGGTACAACCACGAGACCATCGCGCTGGCCTTCTCGATCACCGAGGAAGCCATCGAGGACAACCTGTACGACCGCCTCGGCAGCCGTTACACCCGTGCCCTCGCTCGCTCGATGGCTCACACCAAGCAGGTCAAAGCTGCTGCCGTTCTGAACAACGCGTTCAACGGCGGTGCAACGGCCGGCGGCGACGGTGTCGCACTCTGCGCCACTAATCACCCGCTGACCAGTGGCGGTACGTTTGCTAACAAGCCGACGACTGACGCTGACCTGAACGAAACCTCGCTCGAAGATGCTCTCATCTCCATCGCAGGTTTCGTGGACGAGCGTGGTTTGAAAGTTGCCCTCCGTGGTATGAAGCTCATCGTTCCGCGCCAGCTGCAGTTTGTGGCTGAGCGTCTGATGGTTTCTAACCTGCGCGTTGGCACTGCTGACAACGACGTGAACGCAATCCGCTCGATGGGCATGCTGCCGGAAGGTTATGTCGTCAACGACTTCCTGACCGACCCTGACGCATTCTTCATCAAGACGGACGCGCCCCGCGGCTTCATCCACTTCGAGCGCACCCCGCTCTCGACGAACATGGAAGCCGACTTCGACACGGGCAACATGCGCTTCAAGGCGCGTGAGCGTTACTCGTTTGGCTTCAGCGACCCCCGGGCCGTCTTCGGCACCTCGGGTGCAGCCTAATACCCTCTGGGTACTTTGGATTGGGGCGGTCTTCGGATCGCCCCTTTCTTTTTGCGCATGGCTCCTGTATTCTTTTTGCATCCCTGACAGCTGCATGAGGCGGCTGACTCTAGCCACGACAGGAGATCTCCATGGCTAATACGACTTTTTCGGGCCCGGTTCGTTCCGAAAACGGCTTCAAAACCATCGTTAAGAACGAAACCACCGGCGCGATCACCGAGATCGCAACTCTGGGCACGGCGCCTGTTGCGCTGGCTGACGGCAACGTGTCGCTGACCAATGCCACCCACAGTGGCCGCATCCTGATCGTCCCGAACGGAACGCAGGACAACACCTACACGCTGCCTGCTCCGGTGGCTGGTTCGTATTTCACCTTCGTCTACGGCGGCGGTGCGGCGGACGCGACCGATTTCATCATCAACACCGGCTCGGACACCAACTTCTTCATCGGCGGCGTGGCCTTCCACGACACCGACGACGGCGCTGCTTCGGTCGTCTTCTCGGACGGCAACTCGAACTCGAAGCTGCAGGTCAACGTTCCGGCTTCCGCTCAAATCCACGTGATGGGTTTGAACGGCACCAACTGGCAGATCTGGGGAACCGCTGTCGGCGCAACCGCTCCGGCCTTCGCCGATCAGTGATAGGAGGTCGGCATGGCCGGATCTGATGTAAAGGCCAAATACATTGCGGCCGACACTACTGCCGCCGATGCCGATGGGGTCTGCCAGTCGCAGACCCCCGCGGCCGGTGGTGAGCAAAACCTGACGATCAACGGCGCGCTGTCCTCGGGCGGTGTGGCGACATTTGTTGCCGCTCGCTTGATCACGATTGCTTCTGCGTCTGACGACAGTGGCCGCACCTTTACGGTGACGGGCACCGACGTAAACGGCAACGCGCAGACAGAAACGATTGCAGGGCCCGCCACTACGGTGACCGGAACTCTGTACTTCCGCACTGTCACGCAGGTGACTGTTGATGATGACACCGCCGGTGCTATCACTGTCGGCATGGCCAACGACGCCTTGGATGTGATCTACGCAGGTCGCGCGCGTTTGCGTGGGATCTATCTGATCCACTCCGGCACAGCTGGTCTGCTGTCGTTCCGTGATGGCAGTGCAACGGGGACGGCTCATCTGCAAATCGCAACCGTTGCTTCGGCTGGTAGCGACCGCGACATCATCATTCCTGATGAGGGAATTATGTATGACAGTGGGATCTATCTTCCGTATACGGCTGGGACGACTGTGTTCTCCAGCTTCACCGCTATGTACAACTGAGGTGAGGCATGCCGGTCTACGACATCAGATCGATATCGCAGGTCGGTACTGTAGAACCGTTTGAACTACAGGTGGCTCGGGGTCAAATTCCGGGCCACCGCTCTGTTGCTGTCTTTGGATATAATCCAGACGTAGATCAGACACGTGTTACTGTGTGGCCCTATACGGGGGTCATACCCTTTCCTGCTACTGCCATTCAGATGAAGGTCAGTTCTTCCGACGCAAACGACACGGCTGCGGGCACGGGAGCAAGAACCGTTTATGTGGAGGGGCTTGATGCAAATCACAGAGAGATCTCTGAGACGGTCACTTTGAATGGCCAGACAGAGGTTCTGACGACGAAATCATACCTGCATATTAACGAGGCATATGTTGCGACTGCTGGTTCTGGAAATTCTGCTGCTGGGGACATCTACTTCGGCACCGGGGTGGTAACTGCCGGGGTTCCGGCGACGGTCTATGACCTCATCAAGTTTGACTACAACCGACGTATTACGGGCAGCTACACCATACCCGCTGGGTATACGGGCTATCTATCGCAGGGGCTTTTCTCGGCTGGGCAGGCGGGCGGCTCTTCGCAAGTTGTTGGGCGCCTGCTCAGAATAGGTACGGACAACATCCGTCGCGCGGTCGCGATTACTACCGTCAACAACGGAGTGGCGGATTACACTTTTGAGTACCCAGTTCCTATCCCTGAAAAGGTGACGGTTGAAGCAACCGCTCAAGGCAGTTCTCAGAACAACGAAGCGTCAAGCTTTTTTGTGTTGGTTCTTGTTAAAAACGGAGGTCCGCTCTGATGGCTAAATCTCCAGCATGGCAGCGCAAAGAAGGCAAGGACCCCAAGGGTGGTCTTAACGCCAAGGGCCGAGCTTCGGCCAAACGCGAAGGTATGAACCTCAAGCCTCCCGCGCCGAACCCGAAGACCAAAAAGGATGCGGCTCGCCGCAAGAGCTTCTGTGCCCGGATGGAAGGGATGAAGAAGAAGCTCACCAGCGAGAAAACCAAACGCGATCCGAACAGCCGGATCAATAAGTCACTGCGAGCGTGGAATTGCTAACATGGGAAACGTGAACATGACCCCTGAAGAACTCGAAGCTATGCTCGACCGGGCAGCTAAGAAGGGTGCCCGCGCTGCCCTTGAAGAGCTTGGCTTGCATGACCAAAATGCGGAGAAAGATCTTGAGGAGCTCCGCAGTTTGCTATCCTCATGGCGAGACACCAAGAAGGCCATGTGGTCAACAATCGTGAAAGTAGTCACTACGGCCGTTCTACTCTTTATGGCAGGCGCGGTCGGTTTCTACGTAAAGAACAACATCGCGGGACAGTGACCATGAACCGTGCTAGTATGGCCAAGCAGATAACGGAGGTTCCGATGGCTAAGCGGCCCGGTCTTTACGCCAATATCCATGCCAAGCGGAAGCGCATTGCTGAAGGCTCTGGC